AGAACCTGAATGGTTTTGGAAGGGTCTCAACAGGTACGCCTGCCCGGTCCACGAATTTGGGGCCGACATGGCCGGTGTTTTCTGCTCCTGCGGAAAACGTGGTTCGTCCTCCACTCGACGTAGAGGATCCACACACCGCGGAGCCGCGGATCAGCAGTCCGCGGTTCAGTCCCCCGGCATTGCCGGAGACACAAGATCCGAGCGAGCTGGAGCTAGCGCGTCAGCTATTCACGGCGGCCTACGTGATGACGTTCGGTCAAACTCCACCGAAAACGGTGGAGGTCGCACTACAAATCGTTCGCGAACCGGGACGAGGCCTAACGGAGCAAGGTACCGAAGAGCGGTATCGTCGGTCCGTCGTCTTGTTCTATCAGCAGCGGGAACCGTACTTCCTCTTGAGGTGGATGCGGTCGTGGATCATCATCTCCGCGGTCCTGCCGCTAGCGGCCTGCCTTATCTGGGTCATAATGACGACCCTGGTCAAAAGGATCGTGCTCGGAAGCTGGCATGTAACACTCTTGCCGGTAAACGAGGTCTTGATCCTTTCCTCGGCGGCCATCGCGTTCAGCCTGGGGACGGTGCGCCAAAGACTCGTCTGGTCTGGATGGCGCCACTCGTCACGACTGTTGTGGGAGGAATGTTCTCAATTCCTCTTCAGGCGTCACTCAGGAAGGCACGTCCATTCTCGTGGGGTTATTCGACCCTCGAGAGAGGAGCGCTCATCTCGGAACTAGATGGTCGATTCCGTTATATATACGGGACCGACTTCTCGAAATTCGATGCGTGCGTTCCAGCGTTCATCCTCAAAGACGTGTTCGCGATTCTTCGCGAGACGTTTGCGATGGATGATAGCCAGGAAGTAGTGTGGGAGATGCTAGTCCGAGACTTCATTCACACTCGCATCGTGGGGCCTGATGGTAACATCTGGCAGAAACACCACGGTATTCCTAGCGGTTCAGCGTTCACATCGCTTGTCGGCTCAATCGTCAACCTCATCGTTACAGAGTACATCTGGATCGGTGCAACAGGGCAAGAGCTTCCGTTTAGCGCCATCTTTGTGATGGGCGACGATGCTTTGTTCGGCAGTGAGCGGTACATCGCACCCAAGGTGATGTCAAGGTTCGCTTCCGAGCTGGGGTTCACCCTCAACCCGGACAAGACAGGCGTTACATCAGGCGCTGGGCTTCGTACTAAAATGGAAGAATGGCCACACTTCCTAGGGCACTACTGGGTGAACGGTGTCCCTGACAGACCAGAGCGTGAAGTCGCGCGAGCTATGGCACTCCCTGAGCGTCATCGTCCGCAAAGCAGATCGCTTAGTGACCAACGTAAGGCCGGTTACGCTATGACCACCCGGCAAGGTTTTCGAATGGTCATGGGGCTCGAGCGTGATCCTCGAATTTTTGCAGCAGCCGCTGCGATTATGCGGAGAGCGAGTTGTGGTGGTCCGATAAATCCAACCAATCTGCCTGGTACGCTCAGACAGAGGATGCTCGTCGAAGGAGAGGACATGAGCTTCTCGGAAGGAAACCCACGCGCGGTTTTGCTTTCTCCTCTTTATTG